CCCAACAGAACCAAAACACTTAAACTTCAATGGTGTGTTCAATTTTATTAGAACAAAGTACATCAAAACATCTGGAAGTATTGATAAAGTTCTCATCCGAAATTAGTTGACTTTTCTTGACACTTATACTATAATAGTAGTATGAGCATCGTACAAGAAACACTTAATCTACACTTACCTTCGAAACGTAAAACCACTCCCAGTGGTTGGACAAGTTTCAATGCGCCTTGTTGTATTCATAACGGTGACTCAGCAGACAAAAGACAACGTGGCGGATTAATATCAAATGGTGATGGTGGTGTAAGTTATCATTGTTTCAATTGCGGATTCAAAGCAAGTTGGCAACCAGGCAGACAGTTAAGTTATAAAATGCGTAAATTGTTTGAATGGCTTGGAGCACCAGATGACACAGTTACTAAACTTGCCTTGCAGTGTTTACAGATTGCAGAGACAGGCGAGTCGTCAATACAAGTTGAACTTCCAAAATTTGAAACAAAAAACTTGCCGTCAGGTGCAAGAAAATTAGATCAATGGGACGATTGGCAAGCATTAGAATCAACAGGTATGGATAATAATCTTGTAAAGATATATGAGTATCTAAAATCAAGAGAACTATACTTAGACGATTATCCGTTTCATTGGACACCAGAACTTGGCTTTCGAGATAGAATTATTATACCATTCTATCACAAAGGCGAAGTAGTAGGATATACCGCACGTAGAATCAAGGACGGTAATCCAAAGTATCTTAGTGATCAACAACCTGGGTATGTATTCAATCTTGATGCTCAAAACTATGAACGTTTATATACCATTGTAGTTGAAGGTCCATTTGATGCTATTGCTGTAGAGGGCGTAGCCTTGCTTGGTAGTGAAATCAAAGATCAACAGGCTATGCTTCTCAACAGTTTAAATACTACGAAGATCATTGTTCCAGATCGTGATGAAGCAGGAAGTAAATTAATCGATCAAGCAATTGAACTTGGTTGGTCTGTTAGTATGCCCGAATGGGATCCCGATGTGAAAGATGTTAATGATGCAGTTTTGAAATATGGAAAAATATTTACACTGCACTCAATTATCACCAACAGTGAAAGCAACGAATTAAAAATTCGATTACGGAGTAAGAAATGGTTTGGTTAAAAAACTTGTGGCTTAAAATTACAAAGCCATATAGAGAATGGAGAGAAAAGAGACGTTTGCAAAAACGAATCGAGGAACTTAAAAAAAGAGATCCTTTTATATACAAGTAAATGTTTATGTCAGAATTTAAAGAAGGTATTTTTAATCTATTAAAAAGACTTATAGGTGGTAGCAGTTTAACACTTGCTATCATTTACACACTTGGTCACATTGTGATTGCAATGATTTGCAACAACTTAATCACAGGTGCTTCTTTTGAATTAGCGGCAGTTGATGCTATTGTTGAACCAATGATTAACGGTGTGTGGTTTTATATATTACACACAAGTTATAAAAAATTTAAAGGTGTAGAATGATGATATATTGGGGAATGGTAGGTAATAGTCACGATGCAAGTTTAGCAGTGTTTAACGACGGTGAACTTAAATGGGCGGCACTTGCAAAAGACTTTAGTGGAGTAGCAAACGACCCACACTTTAGTTGGACTATGTTAAGTGTAGCAAGAGAACTATACGGTGAGCCAGATAGAATTGCTTGGTATGAAAAACCATTCTTAAAAAGTCTACGTCAATTAGGTGCAGGTCAAGGTTGGCTGTTTGGCGAAAATAATATTAAAAAATATTTAAAACAATGGGATATCAAATGTCCAATTGACTATGTAAAACACCATCACAGTCATGCCGCATACGGCTATTACACAAGCGGATTTAAAGATGCAAGTATTATTTGTATTGACAGTATTGGAGAGTATGAAACTCTTACTATGTGGCAAGGCAAAGGAGATCAACTTAAGAAAGTTAGTTCGCAATCATATCCAAATAGTTTAGGGTTATGGTATAGTGCAATGACACAACGGTTAGATGCTACACCAAACAAAGAAGAATATCTTGTAAGTCAAATGGCTAAGAAAGGTGATGCATATAGATACAGACAACTTTTGTTAGACGACTTTTTTGATATTAAATTCAATCCATTATGTAAAATTGAATTCAAAATAAATTGTCACAGAGGCTTACGTTGGTGGAGACCAGAAATTACAGATGACGATTTATTTGATTTGGCCGCAGGTGTTCAGAACGTGTTTGAGGATTTGGTTTTAAGATTAACTACAAGTATGGCAATGAATATGCCAAGCAATAATATTGTTGTAACTGGCGGTTGTGCATTAAACAAAGATGCAATGGACAAAGTAAAACCAAATTGGAATAATATGTGGATACCACCAAACCCTGGAGATCCAGGATCATGTATTGGTGCAGTGTTGGCATTGAACGATGAACGATTAGGAACTATATTGGGTTCGGAAAAGAAACATATTGACTTTGACCCTAAAGTGTGGTATAATAGCAAGTAATAAAAGGATTAATTAATGGCGAAACAAAATAGAGATTATGGTTACGATGTACAGAAGGTGTATCTCGAAATGATGTTGAGCGATGCACAATCTTTTGTGCGTTGTCAAACTATTTTTGATCCGTCTTTATTTGATCGTAAACTACAAGATGCCGCAGACTTTATTACTACATACGTAGGTGAACACAATGCATTGCCTACACAAGATATGGTTAATGCAACTTGTAACACAGATTTAAAAATCCCAACAGGTTTACGTGAAGAACACTATGATTGGTTGTTGCAAGAGTTTGAAACATTTACAAGACACAAAGGACTTGAAAGAGCAATTCTTGAAAGTGCAAACTTACTTGAAGAAGGCAACTATGGTCCTGTAGAAGAAAAAATTAAAAATGCAGTACAAGTAGGATTACAAAAAGACTTAGGTATTGATTACTTTGAAGATCCTAAAGGTAGACTATTAGGATTAAAAGACAACAACGGTCAAGTAAGTACAGGTTGGAAGACACTTGACAGGAAACTATTCGGTGGATTCAACAGAGGTGAACTAAACATCTTTGCAGGTGGATCAGGCGCAGGTAAGTCTTTGTTCCTTGCTAACTTAGGTGTTAACTGGGCAATAAATGGAATGAACGTTGTGTACTTAACATTTGAATTAAGTGAAGCACTTGTAGCAATGAGGGTTGACAGTATGATGACTGATATCCCAACTAAAGAAATTTTTAAAGATCTTGATGGTGTTGAAATGAAAGTTAAACTGATGGGTAAAAAGTCAGGAGCATTTCAAATCAAATATATGCCAAGTGGTAAGAACGCAAACGATATTAGAAGTTTTATTAAAGAGTATGAAATTAAAACAGGTAGAAGAATTGATGTATTGTTAATTGACTACTTAGACTTGATGATGCCTATGAGTAGAAAAGTATCGCCAAGTGATTTGTTTATTAAAGATAAATTTGTATCAGAAGAACTGCGTAACCTTGCAATGGAAACACAAACTATCTTTGTTACAGCATCGCAGTTGAATAGAAGTTCAGTAGAAGAGATTGAGTTTGATCACTCGCACATTAGTGGTGGCTTGAGTAAGATCCAGACAGCAGATAACGTGATTGGTATCTTTACAAGTAGAGCAATGCGTGAACGTGGACGTTATCAAATACAGTTAATGAAAACAAGAAGTTCAAGCGGTGTTGGTAGCAAGATTGATTTAGAGTTTGATATTGATAGTTTACGTATCAGAGATCTTGATGAAGACGAAGATTCATATTCATCAGCACCAATGGGCGGCAGTTCAATTATGAATTCTTTAAAAAGAACAACGACCACAGAAGAAGCAACTGAACAACCAGAACCAGATCAAGGTGCACCAGTTAAGAAAATCCGTGCAGACACTGACAGCACAAAACTAAGAGAGTTCTTAGGAAACTTAGGCAATGAGTAATATTAAAATTGTTGATGATGTATTTCCTAATTGGTTACTAACTACAATACAACAAGGTATTAGTAATCTAAAACAATGGGAATACGGTCGTGTTGAAAGTGCATACGAAGGCGAGTTTGAAAACTATTATAACTGTGTACTTTGGCACAAGAACTATCCAGAAGCAGATGATCCATTAAAAGGTTTAAGCAATGTTATGGCAAGTTGCTTTGCACTTGAACTATTACCTAACGGACCTAAAGCATTAGAAGTTTTAAGACTAAACGGAACTACACCAGCAAGTAAACAATTTCCACATAGAGATTGTGATATGAAATTAGATGATGTAAAGAATACTATGAGTGTAGTTTGGTATCCATTTGATAGCAATGGTGATTTACGTTTTTGGGAATCACAAGTAGACTTGGAGAAACCATCTGAGGTAGTTGAATATAAATGCAATCGTGCAATTATATTTCCAAGTCACATACCACACGCAGGAATAAGTCCTACAGATTGGCCAATGAGAGTTAGTGTTAACTCTGTTTGGCACTTACAATAAATACAGTTATACAAGGGAGTATTGAAGTGGCGGATACGCTTGTTCTAAATGCCGATGCGAAACCTTACAGCATCTTACCACTGTCTACAGTTGCATGGCAGGAGTCAATCAAATATTTTGTTTTAGATAAAGTTACAGTGCTTGAATGGTACGATGATTGGATTGTACGTTCTATGGATTGGGAAACACGAGTACCAGCAGTTGTTATGGTAAAGAAGTATGTGCGGAAAAATTCTAATGTTAGATTTACAAAACACAATGTACTACTTAGAGATCAATTTACTTGTCAATACTGTAACGAACATCTTAGGAGATGTGATTGCACATTAGATCATGTTCGTCCTATTAGTCGTGGAGGCAAAACAACTTGGACAAATGTTGTAACTGCTTGTGGACCTTGTAATGTTGCTAAGGGTAATAAACTATATCCAAAACCTTTGACAGTTCCATTCAAACCTACCTACTATGATCTAATCAAAAATCAAGAGATCCTTGAGCATACACTAAAACACAAATCTTGGAAAAACTACATTTACTAAAACTCTTGGCACAAAAACTACCTCTGCGACAGACGCCTTAAATGTATGAAAATCACCCCTAAATGGCTCTTATTTGCCTCTTTAATTAAAATATGGTGTAATGTATAGCGGAAGAGGGTTTTATGCGACTAACGGCGTTTTAACCGCTTTTAAGACACCTATTAAGTGCGTAGTTTAAATATGCATATGCAAGACTTTATTAGAGTTTGGGACAACGTATTATCCCCGGAATACTGCCAAGAAGTAATTGATTACTATCATCAGCAAGAAGGTACACGTATCCTTACACGACAAACAGCAAACGAATCTGCTCCTAAAATGAATAAGGACGGTTCGATGCTATACGACGAAGGAGAAACGGGTACGTTTGCTCTTAGCATGAACAAACTACTGCAACCGTATTATCACGCTATGCAGGATTGTGTAAATGATTACATATCAGAATTTGGTATATTTGAAAACGTAAACCCAATTCAAATATCACATTCAATTAAAATACAGCACACACGACCAAGCGAAGGTTATCATATATGGCACTGTGAACACGCAAGTAGAGACACAGGTCAACGTGCTATATTGGCTATGGCTTATTTGAATACAGTTGATGAAGGTGGTGAAACAGAGTTCTTGTATCAGTCAAAGAGAATACCAGCGACACAAGGTAGCATTATGTTTTGTCCTGCGGGTTATACACATACCCACAGAGGCAATCCTCCACTAAGTGGTGACAAATATGCTATCACCACTTGGTTGGAGTTTACTCACTAATTACCAGTTATTAGTAGATTTAGTAGACTGATGGCCTAAGATTTTATCTTTATTAGGACCATGCTTTACTACATAACCAGAAGTACCATTGGCATTTACTTCAACCTCTTGACGAGCCCTCCATAATTCCATTTCTTTCTTTTTACGTAGTTGTTGCTCAGAATATTGCTTGAGCATAAATGAGTGTCTATCCATGTCACCCTCCTTTTTAAAGTTAGGTGCGTTCCTTCGACATAGTGTCTACTTCCAAGCATAATGCTCGAACGTATTAGTATTTAGCATAGCAGGTATGCAAATTGAGTATATTAGAGTAGAAGTGTTGTAGGGGCTTAATCTTTTAACGCTGTTCAATCCAAGTGAATGATGCCAGTGCGTCCTTACCCGTGCCGTTTGAAGCACACAGGATTGTGAATGTATCACTGACTGTTCCTAAACTGCTTCTACCGATTTGGTATGCTGTTTGTGCTTCCAACTGGATGCTTGAGCCTCCACCGCCTGAGATAACAAATCCACTGTCAAGGATTCTGCCGTGATTGGCTTCAGTGATATTAGCAGGGGTGATATAGGTCTG